GTTATGGTTTTGGTATTGGAAACTATGGCGGAACAATTACTGGTGTTGCACAAACAAATTTAGACGGAGCGTTGAACGCGGATACTGCGGGTACAGGTGGATCAGGAACTTCAATCACAGTTGACTCAACTACTGGTTTTGATGCTGCCGGCACAATTTTAGTAGAAAATGAATTAATTACATATACATCAAAAAACTCTACACAATTTTTAGGTATTACTAGAGGTACAAATGGAACCGCAACTGCTGGTACATCAAATGGACAAGCTCACTCTGATGGAACTTTAGTTCAAAACGCAACATTGTTTGCAGGATTTGGTAGTGCAGTGCAAGCATCAACTGTAACTCTTGAACCAGGGCTTTGGTCTTTAAGTAATTTTGGTGAAGTGTTAGTTGCAACAATTGCAAACGGTAAAACATTTACTTGGAACGCAGGAGCTGCAAACCCAACAGGTAATAGAGCTGCAACAAATACATCAGGATTTGAAACAACAAACAATCCAACTGCGACTAGAGTTACTTTAATATCACCAACAACACGTCACTTAATTCATTTTGGAACAGAAGTAACTATAGGTTCACCTACAACACAAGACGATATGTTCATAAGATTCTCTGTTGATGAAGATATAAATAATTATACACCTGAAGCAACTAACACTGCAGGCACACAAAGACTACAAGATGGTACAAAAATTATGGGTGCGTTAGTTGCAAAAGAAAATATTTTGGTGTGGACTGATAATGCATTGTATGCAATGAAATTTGTTGGTGCACCATTTACATTTGGTTTTGAACAGGTGGGTACAAACTGTGGACTAATAGGTAAGAATGCAGCAATTGAAATTGATGGTGTTGCATATTGGATGGGTAACAATGGATTCTTTTCTTTTGATGGTACGGTTAATACACTGCCTTGTTCTGTTGAGGATTATGTTTACGATGATATTGATACAACAAAAGGTCAACAAATTTGTGCAGGTATAAATAATCTATTTACAGAAGTTATTTGGTGGTATCCTACATCTAATGCTACATTTAATGATAGATATGTGGTTTATAATTATGGACAAGACAATGCAGGTTTACCTATGGGTAATTGGTATACAGCAACAAATGTAAATTCAATAAGAACAACTTGGATTGATTCATTAGTATATCCCAAACCATACGCTACAGCATTTAATAGTTCTAACACAGGAACTTTTCCTGTCGTTCAAGGTGAAACAGGTTTAGGTCAAACAGTTTTATTTGAACACGAAATAGGGACAGATCAAATTAATCCTGATGGAAGCACCACAGCTTTAACTTCTTTTATTGAGTCTTTTAGTTTTTCATTACAAAAAGATCAAAGTGAAGTGTTTTTAGCTATGCGTAGATTTTTACCTAACTTTAAAGTATTAACAGGTAATAACCAAATAACTATATCTGTAAAAGATTTTCCTGCAGATCCAAGTTCTGCAACCACATTAAGTCCTTTTACAATTACATCTAGTACAACTAAAGTTGACACTAGAGCAAGGGGACGTTATGCAAATATTAAAATAGAAAACACAGGGGCCGGTGAATCGTGGAGATTTGGTACGTTTCAGGTAGACCTACAACCAGATGGAAGGAGAGGTTAATGGCAAAGATAGTAGTAAGATTACCAGAACCTAAAAAAGAATATAGTGAAGATAACCAAAGACAAATAAACAGAGCGTTATCTATATTAATAGAACAATTAAACTCAACATACTTAACACAACAAAAAGAAGACCAAGAACGATTTACTTGGTTAGGATTAGGCTAATGGCAAATATATATAAGAACGAAAAAACAAGTTTAACAACTACAGCACTCACCACTTTATACACAGTGCCATCTAATTCTAGAGCTATTGTGAAATCTTTAAATGTAGCAGAAGACGCTGGAAGCACAGCAGTTGTTAAAGTAACTTTAGTAGATGCAGCTGCAGCTGTTTTTGTGATAGATAATGATGTTAATTTAACTGCTAATCAAAAAGAACAAGTATTGAGTGAACCTTTAATTATGAAAGAAAGTGAGATATTAAAGGTACAAGCAAGTAGTGGTGCGGTAGATGTTGTTGCATCAATATTAGAAATAAACAGGGAGGATAGATAATGCCATTTGTAGAACAAGAAGAAGGATACTCAGAACAAAAAATAGACGGAAAAACTGTTAAAGTCTATAAGCCAAGAGTAGAAGTAACTATAAAACACTTAAAAACAGGTAGAGAATATCTATCAGATGCAGAGGCTAAAGAAGACGTAGATAGCCCAGCCACTGATACTACGCAAGATGATATATCTAGAAACGTAAATATTGTGGTGGGACCAGGTGCTTTGGGTGGTAAAACTAACATATAGGATCGTTGACGAATGTATAAAAACCTAGTAAATTGTTATACACTCGCCTTTTTACAAGCTTTGCGAACTTGCTTCAATATTGACAATATAAAGAGAAACTATGGGATTTTTTAAGAAAATATTCAAACCAGTATCGAAGGTATTAGATAAAATAATACCTAATGAAATTAAACCAGCATTACCTTATTTAGCTGCGTTAGCTCCTGTATTCGCACCGGCTAGAATGCAAGGATTAATTGGTTCTACAATGGGCCGAAGAGCTTTAACTTCTGGTCTTTTAAATATTGGTGCACAGCTTTCACAAGAAGGTAGTGAGGGAGATATCAATCTATTATCAGCGGGACTCGGAGCGTTGACAGGTGCTATGACCACACCAGGTGCAGATTTTGCAGGAATGACAACTAAAGGCACATTAGCTGATCAAGGAATTATAGGTAGTCAAGCAAGAATGGAAATGGCTAACCGAGGTTTATTAACTCAAGCAAAAGATTTTGGTTTAGAAACTTTAGCAAAAGGATCAGAAATGTTTGCAGCAGGTGCTGATAAACCATTTAGTATGGCAGGAGCCAAAGCAGCAACACTACCAGTAGCAACAGCAACCGGTGATGTGATGGAAGCACAACAAAGAGTAATAGACAAACAAGCAGCTATCGATGCTGCGTTAGCAGAGGCAGAAGCATTAGCGGACAGTGGACTTAGAGGTGATGCAATTAGAAATGCGATGAGAGCTTACGGATTCTTTACTGACGATGAAATAGAAAGTACAGTTTCATCAGCAGGATATAGAGCTGGCGGTAGAGTAGGATTTAAATTCGGTGGTATAGATGCAGCGATTGAAAAGGTAGAAGATGAATCTATTAAAGAGTCAGCTAAGATGGTAGCAGATATGCCTGATATGGATCTAATGGATCTTATAGAAGAATTTGAGATTATATTTAAAAGAAAACCAATGAGTATGGAAGAGTTAAAACAATTCTATAGAGAAACTTATGAGATGGAAAGCCCAGTTCGAATGAAAGAAAAGATTAAGGAAACAGTTACAGTAGAAGCTAAAGATGGTGGATTAATGGATCTTGGTGGTAAAGAAATGGATTTAAGAAAAGGTGGATTTGTACCGATCGGTGAAAAAGAAAGAGCGGATGATGTACCTGCAAGACTTTCTAAAAATGAATTTGTAATGACTGCTGATGCAGTTAGAGGTGCAGGAGATGGAGATATTAATAAAGGTGCAAAGAGAATGTATGAAACAATGAATACTTTGGAGGCTAGAGCATAATGTCAACAACAACAACGATAACAAAACCAGCACCGATACTAGAAGGTTCGCTTACAGCCTTTTTAAAATCCATAGATAAACTAGGAGCAGGTGCAGTACCATCTACATTTACCGGTATTGATACATCTAAATTTGCACCTAAAGTAGCACAACAAGTAAAATTACAAACAGATGCAGCAAAAGCTGCAGAAGGTTTAGGAGCTTTAACAGGACCTGATGCTTACAAACCTTTTATGTCTCCATATCAACAAGATGTTATTGATGCAACATTAGCAGAATTTGATAAACAACAAGCAATACAACAAACAGCTTTAAGAGATCGAGCTATACAAGCTGGTGCTTTTGGTGGTGCTAGATCAGGTATAATGGAAGCAGATTTTTTAAGTCAAGGTGCATTAAATAAAGCACAACTAGAAGCACAATTATTAGCACAAGGATTTCAACAGGCACAAGCGGCAGCGGCAGCAGATTTACAAGCACAACAAGGACTTGGTGCTTATCAAAGTCAATTAGGTCAAGCACAACAAGCTGTAGATCAAGCAGAACTAGATGCAGCACAGATTGCAGCTAAAGAAGCACAGTTTCAACCATTCACACAATTAGGATTAATTGGTCAACAACTAGCACAAATTCAACCGGGAGCATTCCCTACACAAACTGTAGGTATTGGAGCGGCAGCACCAACAGCAAGCCCTATGTCACAATTCTTAGGTGGCGCGGCAGGTATTGGTGGTATCGCAGGTAAATTAGGATTATTTGGATAATGAGCAGAATATTAAGACGACCTATGTTTAGAGGCGGCAAGGTAATAGATAGCCGTGGTACAGGTATTACATCAGGATTAATGGATGGTGGTAGAGTTGGTTATAAAGATGCAGGGAGCGTTTTAGGTAGTGATTTATATAAACCATCTGATTTTAGTAAATTTATAAATCAAAATTTTGCAGCAGGTAGAAAGACTGAAGGATTTAGTCCTGCTTTTCTTAATCAAATGTTTGATAGTAAAGGAAATTTAAAAGAAGACTTTACTTATGAAAATATTTTTTCAGGTAATTTAGATAAAGAAAAACCTAAATCTATGTTTGAAGATAATATATTAGAGTTTTCAGATGTTGGTATAGCAGGTGATAAAGCTGAAAGAATATCTCCTAATAATAGAAAATTTGCTAATCTTCTTAAAACAGATGTTTTAAGTAAATTAGAAGAATCAGGTAAATATTCATACGACGATATGCCAAGACCTGGTGGCGCAGATGCTGCAACATTTGGTAAAAAAGATCCACCTGATCCACCAAATCCTAATGATCCAAATAACAACGATGAACAAGTTACAGAAGTTGATGCTAAAACATTGATGAAAGAAAACGCAGAATTGTTTAAAGAATTATTAGGTGAGGGTAATAAGAAAAAATTAAAAGATGCAAGGATAGAAGATGTATCAGATTACTTATTAAAATTCTTTGAAGGTTCACAACAAGAAGGTGCAACAGTGGGGTCTTCTGCAGCTAACGTAGCAAGCTTTGCAACTGCAAAACCAAGTAAAACTGAGTTAGCTAAACAGGCTATTGACAAATCTGATCAAACTGCAATGGCATTAGCAATCAATGATTACATTGCAGGTAAGAGATCTAAAGAACAAATAGATTTAATGGAGAAAAAACTAGGAGCTAATTTTGCACAACAAATAGCCTTGATAGATTACAAAAATAAAAAGGAAACTTTTGTAGATTTAGTAGGTGAACTTGGTAAAGGAATGAGTAATGCTAGAGCAATTGCTAGTGCAGTTCAAAAAGCCTTTGGTAAAGTTCCAACTGCATTAAATGAAAAACAAGCGGGAGCTAATTTATTAAACAAAGAAAATGTTGGTGAATACTTTATATTTCCAGATGGCACAGTTAAAACCGTTATTGAAAGTGGTGACGGTAAATTAATAGAAGATATTATATACTCTCCTTCTGGTATTACATTGGAGAGCTAACAATGGTTAAACTAACCTACGACACTCCTCAAAAAGAAATTAATAATGAGCCAAACTGGGCACTGTCTATGGCAGCAGCCATACCATCAGGTATTATAAAAACATTCGAAGGAGCTGCAACATTCGGTGCAGCC